AAAGACGACAACAAAGATTACGTTGTCGGCGGAGATGGCTCGTACATTGAAGAAACCCATCAGCATTTTGTAATACTGGTGGGCGCAGATGGTTCGGCGGAAACGGCTCTGATCGCCATGAAGTCAACCATGCTCAAGAAAAGCCGCAAGTGGAACAGCATGATTGCGTCCGCTACGGTTCAAGGCAAGAACGGTCCCTTCACTCCACCGCGCTTTGGTTTTATCTATCGCGCAAAAACAGTGATGGAAGAAAACAGCAAAGGTAGTTGGCACAACTGGGAAATCTCGCGAGAGAAACAGGTGGACGATGCCGCGCTGTATGTTCGGGCAAAAGACTTCTCTACAACCATCGACACAGGTGATGTTGTGGTCAAGCACCAGAACGAAGAGGCGCAGAACAAGTCGGACGACGTTCCATTTTAATGCAACGGGCGGCGCAAGCCGCCCACCTTTTCTGAGGTATCAATGTCTGTCCAACAATTCTCAGCCATCTTTGATGGCCTGCAAGAGGCATACGGCACTTATCGCGTAGATAAAAAGCAGGCTAACGGGAAAAATACTGGCAAAGCACAAATCATTCGGGAGCCACGCTCCGCGAAGCTATGGCGGGAGCATCTTTCTGGTAAAGGTGCCTCAATGGGTATCATCCCCATTAACGCCGAAAACAAATGCAAGTGGGGGTGCGTAGACGTAGACCAATATCCCCTTGATCATAAATTACTGGTAGAAAAGATCCGCAGGCTCAAGCTGCCTTTGGTGGTATGCCGCTCCAAATCAGGCGGGGCTCACTGCTTTCTGTTCTCTATCGAATGGGTCGAAGCTTCTGACATGCAGAAGGCCCTGCAAAATATTGCCGCGGCCCTTGGCTATGGCGGTAGTGAAATCTTCCCAAAGCAAGTCAAGCTGCACCTTGACCGTGGAGATGTAGGTAACTTTCTTAACCTACCGTATTACGACGCAGAAGAGGGGCTACGCTACGCTATCTTAGATGACGGCACCTCTGGTACTCTGGAAGAGTTTTTGGCGCTGTACGAGGCGCATAAGCAAACACCGGAACAGATCGTCAATCTGCAAGTAACCCAAGAAAACGATAGCGAGGCCTTTGCCAACGGTCCGCCGTGCCTAAAAGCTTTAGCGCGTATCAAAATATCAGAGGGTGGGCGCAACAACGGCCTGTTCAACGTTGGTGTATATCTGCGTAAAGCGCACCCCGACACGTGGGAGACAGAAATCCTGCGCTATAACAACGATTACTTTGAACCGCCCCTGCCTCTTAACGAGGTCAACGTGGTCGCAAAGCAAGTGCAGCGTAAAGAATATGCTTACAAGTGTAACGATGCGCCCATCAATGCTTACTGCAACAAGGATCTATGCCGTACCCAACGGTTTGGTATCGGAGCCGCAGCGTCAGGGGTGCCCGTAGCAAACCTGCGCAAGTACAACTCCACGCCGCCTGTGTGGTTCTTGGACGTCAACGGTGAACCCTTAGAGCTAGACACCGATGGTCTAATGAACCAACCCTCGTTCCAACGGGCCTGCATGGAGCAACTTAATCTCATGCCGCACACTGTAGCCAAGCCGCAGTGGGAAGGGCGCATAAGTTCCTTGCTAAGAGAAATGGCAGAGAATGACAGTGCTATCGTAGAGGTCGCTCAAGATGCCAGTATCAACGGGCAGTTCTACGATTATCTGGAAGAGTTCTGTGTCTTACTGCAAACCGCGCAGGACAAGGAAGAAATCCTACTCCGCCGCCCGTGGACAGATGACGAAGAGCAAATGACTTACTTCCGTTTGAAAGACTTCGAAGCCTTTCTAAAAAAGAATAAGTTCTTTGAACTCAAGTCGCACAAGATTGCTCAACGCCTACGGGACATTAACGGCGAAAGCATGTTGCTTAAAATCAAAGGTCGCCCTGTCCGCGTATGGAAGATACCTGCCTATGACAACGGTGACGTCGAACTGGCTACTCCAATCTTTGCAGCGAAAGGGGAGGCACCTTTCTGATGTTTAGAATATTTGGACCGCCCGGAACGGGCAAGACTACCACTCTACTAAATATGGTAGACAAAGCTTTGGAAGCAGGCACCCCACCACAATCCATAGGGTTCTTGGCCTTTACCCGCAAAGCGGCAACAGAAGCAAAGGAACGCGCTGCGGCGCGTTTTCGTTTGGACCCACAAAAGGATCTGCAATACTTTCGCACCCTGCACAGCTTTGCACTCTCCCTGTCAGGAATCCGTCCAGAACAAATCATGCAACCTGAGAACTATAAAGAACTCAGCGAAGCAATGGGCATCAAACTGGAGACAGGTCGCGTCAATCAATTAGAAGAAGACGTCCAAGATGCCGTCAAAGCCAGTGACCCCATCCTTGGGCTCATCAACCTCGCGAGGCTGAAGAAGACTTCTTTGCGTAAGGAGTATAATCTTAGCAGCATTGAACACGATTGGAACACCGTCAACCATGTGGACCGCTCGCTGCGCTCCTACAAACACGAAAGCGGCCTTTATGACTTCACCGATATGCTGCAAGGTTTTATCGACAAGGGACACCAGTTCTGCCCGCGCTTTAACCTATGCTTTGTAGACGAAGCCCAAGACTTATCCCCCATGCAGTGGGACATTGCCCATCTGATAGAAGCCAAAACCAAGCAGATGTACTGCGCAGGAGACGATGACCAAGCCATCTACAAATGGGCAGGGGCCGACGTTGAACACTTCCTTGGTTTAGACGGCGGATCAGAAACGCTTAAACAATCCTACCGTATACCAGCAAGCGTTCACCGCGTGGCAGAAACAATCGCCCGCCGCATCCATCACCGTTACCCCAAGATATACAAACCACGCGAAGAAGAAGGCCAGTGCCGACGCGTGGCGCAAGTCGGGGAACTGGACATGAGCGAAGGCTCGTGGCTCATACTTGCACAAGCAGGATACCAACTACAGCCCGTGGCAACAGACCTGCGGTCCTTTGGTTATCTGTACGAATACCGCGGCTCACGGTCCATTGGTCAAAAACTAAGTGACGCCGTAAACGGGTGGACTGACCTACAACGCGGTAAGGAAATACCTATCGACACCGCCCGAAACATCTATAGCTTTATGTCCACAGGAAAACGCGTGGCACGGGGGTATAAGAAAATCAAAGGCGTTCCAGATGACGAACTGGTTAACATCGACGATCTGCAAATATCCCACGGCCTTATAGCCACAAAGGATATGATCTGGTCTGAAGCAATGGACCGCATTGCAGATAAAGACCGCGCCTACGTGACAGCATTGCTGCGCCGCGGAGAAAAGTTCAACGGCATTCCCCGCATTGTAGTGTCCACGATCCACGGTTCAAAAGGTGGAGAGGCGGACAACGTTGTATTGTTCACGGACCTGTCACCCGCTGCGGACAGTACCCTGCGAATTGCACCCGACGATGTTCATCGTGTTTTCTACGTCGGCGTGACGCGTACAAGAAAGAACTTGTATTTGGTGGAGCCTGAAGACGCGACAAGGAGTTATGATATATGAAAGTCTTCGAAGAAAAGTTGGGTCAGGCTATGGCCAAACTCGCTATCGTTGAAAATGCACGAGCCCGAAAAACTTGGGGAAACATGAACGCGTATAGCGCGGAGAAAAATCAAACAAACGGGTACAAAGGGGGCAGGCCAAAGTCGGATAAGTCTCTAAGACCGCTCAACCCCACCGCTCGCATGGTCGATAAGATGCTGAAAAATGGTTTGAATTGTGTTGAGATTGCGGATGTCTTAGACAAACACCCTGACACTGTGCGCGATATTAAAGCGCGATATGAATTACCAAGAGAAGAAAAAAATGAAACGTGATGAAATCCTTCAGACCGCGCAGGCCCTTATTAATGGGGAACGCGCCTCCGAATACGGTGATGCAAAACAGAACTTCCAAGATATAGCAGACCTCTGGTCCGTCTTTCTGGGTCGCCCGACAACGCGCCAAGAGGTTGCGGTCTGCATGGTTTTGGTAAAATCCGCACGGCTTATGAAATCCAACAAAGAGGACTCATGGGTGGACATCTGTGGGTATGCAGCTTTAGGAGGTGAGCAATGAACTGTTGGCACTGCAAAGCAAAATTAATCTGGGGCGGGGATGATGATGCAGAGGATGAGCCTGAATATGACATGGTTACCAATCTCTCATGCTCTAACTGCGATACGTTTGTATTAGTTTATTATAAGGAACCAGAAGATGAGCCTACAGATGGCAATGTTCACACCGGAGAATGAATGGGTTCCGCCCAGTGAACTCCCTGATCTTACTGGTGCCAAGCGCATTGCTATAGATTTGGAAACCAAAGATCCCAATCTAAAAAACGCGGGCCCCGGATGGGCCACCGGAGACGGTGAGGTAGTAGGTTATGCCGTTGCCACAGAGAACTGGAGCGGCTACATTCCTATTAGACATTTCGGCGGCGGGAACATATGCGAAAAACAAGCCAATCGTTGGTTAAAAAAAGTTTTCGAAAGTCCCGCAGACAAAATCATGCACAATGCTCAATACGACGCTGGATGGGCACGGCGCATGGGTTTTACCGTAAATGGCAAAGTAATCGACACTATGGTCATAGCATCCCTGCTAGACGAAAACAGGTTTAGCTACACACTTAACTCTCTGTCGTTTGACCATCTGGGCAAGGTTAAATCCGAAAAGCAACTGATCGAAGCTGCAAAAGCATTTGGCGTGGACCCCAAAGCAGAGATGTGGAAGTTACCCGCCATGTTCGTCGGGCCCTATGCAGAAGCAGACGCGGAACTCGCACTGGAACTCTATAATTATTTCTCCGTAGAAGTTTCTAAAGACGGCCTGTCAAACATCGTGGACGTCGAAACACGGCTCTTGCCCTGCTTGGTGGACATGACTTGGCGCGGCGTCAGGGTAGATACGGACAAAGCAGAGCGCACACGTAACGCACTGCTCAAGCGCGAGAAAGAAATTTTAAAAAAGATAAGATCCACCGTAGGCTTTGACGTCGAGATATGGGCCGCGCAGTCTATCGCCAAAGCCTTCGACGAAGCATCTCTCCCCTACGAGCGCACAGAAAAAGGTCAGCCATCCTTTACTAAAGGGTTTCTCTCTGACCATCCGTCAGAACTGGCGCAACTTATCGTGCAAGCCCGTAACCTCAACAAAACCTCTGGCACATTTATCAACACTATTCTCAAGCATTGCCGCTCAGATGGTCGTATTCACGCCCACATAAACCAAATCCGCTCCGACGATGGCGGCACGGTCAGCGGTCGTATATCCATGAACCATCCCAACCTACAGCAAATCCCCGCACGGGATCCAGAGCTAGGCCCCATGATCCGCAGCCTCTTCCTACCAGAAGAAGGCGAGCAGTGGGCCGCAATTGACTTCTCGCAACAAGAACCGCGGATCTTGGTTCATTACGCGCACCTGTTTGGTGAACAAAGAGGTCGTCCGCTCAAGGGCGCAAAAGAATTTGTAGATAGCTACAATGAAGATAGCAGCACAGACTTCCACACGATGGTCGCAGAGATGGCGCAAATTCCACGCAAACAGGCCAAGACAATTAACCTTGGCATGATGTACGGCATGGGCGTGGCAAAGCTCGCGGACCAATTAGATATTCCCGTGGACGAAGCCAAAGGTCTGGTTTCCCAGTACCATGACCGTGTGCCTTTCGTTAAGGGTCTGATGCACGGGGTGATGAAC